GGCCGCCCGCGCCAAGTGCCAGAACAACCTGAAGCAGATCGGGCTGGCCCTGCACAACCACGAGTCGGCCGTTAACGCCTTCCCGCCGTTGGGCGACTACAGCACCCACGGGTCGGCCGTTTACTGGAGCCTGTTCACCCGCATTCTGCCGTATTGCGAGCAGGAGAACCTGCAACGGCTGATCGACTTCGCCCGGCCCATCAGCGCCCAACCGCAGGTGGCCCGGGTGCGGGTGCCGTACCTGCTGTGCCCGAGCGAGGTCAACGACCGGGAGCGGCCGGACGGCCCGACGTTCGTCCACTACCCGCTCAGCTACGCCGGCAATGCCGGGCTGTGGCACACCTTCCAGCCGCCCCGGGGGGTGGGTACCGGGGCGTTCGTCGTCAACCAGCCCGGCCGGCACGGCGACTTCACCGACGGGCTGAGCAACACCCTGTGTGCCAGCGAGGTGAAGACCTTCACCCCGTACTGGCGGGACGGCGGCAACCCGGGGGCGGTCGGGGCGGCGGTGCCGGCCACCCCGGCCGACCTGGCGGCCTTCCTCGCCGGCGAGTTCAAGGCAGACAGCGGGCACACCGAGTGGGTGGACGCCCGGGTCCACCAGACCGGGTTCACCACCACCTTCCCGCCCAACACCCGGGTGCCCTCGGCCGTCGGCGGCGTCACCTACGACGTGGACTTCAACTCGCTGCGGGAGGGGCGGTCGGCCACCGCCCCGACGTATGCCGTGGTCACCAGCCGGAGCCACCACACCGGCGGGGTGAACAGCCTTCTCATGGACGGCAGCGTGCGGTTCGTGACCAACGGCGTCAGCCAGGCCACCTGGCGGGCGGCCGGCAGCCGCAACGGCGGCGAAGTGGCCGGCGACTTCTGACCGCGTAAGCCGCCCCGTCCGGGGCCGGTACGTGTCGGCAGGAGGTTGACACATGCTCACCATCAGACGGGCCGGCGAGCGGGGCGTCACCCGGCTCGGCTGGCTGGACAGCCGGCACACGTTCAGCTTCGGCGACTACTTGGACCCGCGGCACACCCAGTTCCGCGGCCTGCGGGTGATCAACGACGACCGGGTGGCCCCGGGCCGGGGGTTCGGCACCCACCCGCACCGGGACATGGAGATCGCCACGTATGTGTTAAGCGGCGAGTTGGCCCACACCGACAGCCTGGGTCACACTCGCACGCTGAAGCCGGGCGAGTGGCAGGCCATGACGGCCGGCACCGGCGTGCGACACAGCGAGTTCAACCCGAGCCATACGGACCCGGTCCACTTCCTGCAGGTGTGGCTGCTGCCGCGGGCGAAGGGGCTGCCGCCGGCCTACGATCAGAAAGCGTTTCCGGTGGCCGAGCGGCTCGGCCGGTGGCGGTCGGCCCTCAGCCCGGACGGCCGGGACGGGTCGCTGGTCATCAACACGGACGCAGTGGTCAGCCAGGCGACGGTCCGGCCGGGCGACCGTCTGGGCTACGAGTTCGCACATGGCCGGGCCGGCTGGCTGCACGTGGCCACCGGGTCGGCGAGCGTCAACGGGCTGGCACTGGAAGCCGGCGACGGGCTAGCGATTGATGGCGAGCCACTCGTCGTCACGGGCGACGGCGAAATGATTCTTTTCGACCTGGCGTGAACGTGTGGTTGCAGAGGTTCGCCGGTAGCTGGCGTGACCGCACGCCAGCTACCGGCAGTCGGGCCGGCGGGATTTGAACCCACGACCTCTTGCACCCCAAGCAGGCGCGCAAGTTCCGGCACGACCGATGCCGGCCGACCGACCGCTACCTACGGTGCCGGCCGGGGTGGTTGGATTCTAACGCGCGACCGCGCGTCGGGCACCTCCGGCACGTCCGGGCGCCGCCGGCCGGGTCGCCCAAGTTTACCCCACTCCCCGCTTTGGACCTCCCCCCGGCCGCCGGCAAGACTGGTGATGTGTTCACCGTCGCCCGCCTGACCCGATCATATGATGCACATCTCCAGGCCCTCGTGTCGGCCGGCCAGCTCAGCCCGAAGACTCTCGCCCTGCACCGCTGCCAGTTGCGTAAACTGGCGGCCGCCGCCGGCGACTTCCCGGCGGCCGACCTGCGGGCCTACCACCTGGTCGGCGTGGACCTGAGCAACCACTTCGTGCGGACGCTGAAGGCGCTGTTCAAGTGGGCCAGCGACGACGACGTCACCCTCGTGCCCCGCAACCCGTTCCGGAAGCTGGCCACTCCGCCGACCGGGCGTCGGGAGCGGACGGTCAGCCCGGCCGAGTTCCGCCGGTTCCTGGTGGCCTGCCCGCGGCACTACCGGCGGTTCTTCTGGCTCGCGCTACACACCGCCATGCGGCCGGGCGAGCTGCGGGGGCTGACCTGGGACCAGATCGACCCGGCCGAGCGGTGCGTGGTGCTGACCAGCTTCAAGGCCAAGCGGCAGCGGCGGGACGGCCTCCAGCGGCGGCACGTCCCGCTGACCGTCGCCGCGGCCAACTGGCTGGCCCGCGAACACCGCCGCCGGGGCGGCCGGCCGGGGCTGGTGTTCCTGGACCGCCGCGGCAAGCCGTTGACCCCCAACGGGGTGCGGTGCGTCGTCCGCCGGGCGAGGGCCAAGGCCGGCCTCGAACCCGTCGCCGGTGGCGAGCGGCTGGTGATGTACACCCTGCGGCACACGGCGGCGACGGAGCGGGTTCGCAGGGGGATGCCGATCAACGTTCTGGCCGTGCAGATGGGCCACACCAACACCCAGATGACCCAGCGGTACCAGCACCTCAAGCCGGCCGACCTGGTGGCGGCCTTGGACCGGGTGCGATAGCGGCCGCGGCTAACTACGGCCATGCCCAGCGTCGAGGAGTCGGTGGCCGACCGGCTGCTGGCCGACCCGGCGGTGGCCGCCGTACTCGGTCGGCGGGTGTACCCGGACGACTTGCCGGCCCACCTCCCGGCCGGCCCGCGGGCCGAGGTCGAGCTGACCGCGGAGGAGCCGCCGGAGCAACTGGACGGCCGCGGCGGCGGGTCGTTCAGCCTGGTCGTGAGCGTCTACGCCGTCCGCAAGACGGACGCCCGGCTGGCCCGGCAGCGGGTGCAGGAGTCGCTCGACGGCTACCGGGGCGGCGGCCTCACGCGGTGCTGGTGGGCCGGGTCGGCGTCGATTGCGGTGGAGGCCGGCTACGGGTACGCGGTCAGCTTCGCCGGCCGCTACCTGGACCCGTCCCCGCCGCCCCCGCCGCCCCCGCCGCCCCCGCCGCCCCCGCCGCCGAGCCGGGCGGATACCACCCTGCTGACCGCGGACTCGGCCGCCGTCTCCGCGGATCGAGGTTGAGCGTGCCGATGCAACTCATCAACGTCGGGGCGGCCGCGAACGACCAGACCGGCGACCCGCTCCGGTCGGCCTTCGTCAAGGCGAACGACAACTTCGCCGACCTGGACGGCCGGCTCGCGGGGCACGCGGCGGCGGCCGACCCGCACCCGCAGTACGCCACCCCGGCCGAGGCCGCGGCCGCCGCCCCGGTCCAGTCGGTTGCCGGCCGCGTCGGGGCCGTGGCCCTGACCGCGGGGGACGTGGCCGGGGCGGCCCGGCTGGCCGGCCCGCAGACGCTCACCGGCGGCCACACGTTCGCTAAGGGCGACGGCTCGCCGCTGCTGCAGATCGACGCCGGGGCGGAATCGGTGGATGTCGGCGGCACGCTGACGGCCGGGGCGGTCAACGTCAACTCGCTCAACGTCACCGGCGACGTGCAGTTCTTCGGCGGCGTTTCGGCCGACGGCCCCGTGTCCGTCGGCGGCACGCTGACGGCCGGCGGTGACGTGGAGACGGGCGGCGACTTGTTCGTCGGGAAGGTGATCTTCGGCGACGGGTCCGGGCTGACCAACCTGCCGCCGTCGCCGCCCCCGGACCTGACCGTCTACGCCAAGCTCGTCACGTTGCAGACGTTCACCAAGCAGCAGACGTTCACCAACGGCCTGGCCCTCGACGGCCCGGCCCTGTTTCGGGCCGCGACATCGACCGGCACCGTCCAGGTGCAGGCCGAGGCCCGCGGCGGCTGGGCCGACGGCACCGACGCCAGCCGCCGCGGCCGGATGACGCTCGGCGTGTACCAGGGGTCAACGTTCCGGCCGGCGGTCGTAGTGGACGCGGCGGCCGACGGGCACACCCCCGTCGAGGTGGCCGGGCCGCTCCGGGCGACGACGACCGGCTACGGCTTTCACGGACTGGTCCACCGCGGCCAACAGCCCGGGATGCGGTTCGAGGACACGGACGAGGCCCGCGGGTACGCCGTGTTCGGCGGGTTCGGCCGGCTGTACTTCCGGTCCGGGTCGGCCGGCAACTACGAGGCCATCTTCGACTCGCACTTCAGCAGCGGACGGGGCAACATCGCCGTCCGGGCCGCCGCCGGCCAGGCCCACGCCCTCACCGAGTGGCAGGACGCCGGCGGCGTCACGCGAACGTCCATCGACGCCGGCTTCCACCTGGTGCTGTCGTCCCCGAACGGCACCCGCTACCGGGTGCGGGTGTCCGACGCCGGCGCCCTGTCCGCCGAACCCGCTTGAGGAGAGGCCACATGCCCGCCCATACCCCCGGCCAGCCGGCCGACGCGACGACGACCGGGTTCGACTGGACCCACCCGCTCAACCGGGCCGAGGTGGACCGCCTGCGACCGGTCCTTGACGTGCTCACCCGAGTGAGGAAGATCGCGGCCACCGAGGATGCGTCGGCGGTGGACGGCCGGCAGGTGTTGGAGGTCGCCCTCAGCCGCGGGCTTGACCGGCTGGCCCACTTGCCGCCGTTCCCCCTTCCGGGTGACCTGGCCGACCTGACCCTGGCCGACCTGACGGTGTTCATGGCCTTCTGGAAGGCCAACCTGCAGTGGATGACGGCCGAGCAGACCGTCGTCGTCGAGTTCCCGGCCCCGCCGGTCGGCCCGGGGCCGGTCCCGGTGACGGCCTCGCCGCTGGCCGTGTTCCGGCGGGTGATGGCCGGAAGCGGGGGCTGACGCCCCCATACCCCTTCGGGATGTTTGTCCGAGGGTCGGCCCTGACCCGCTCCGCTCGCGAGCACGTTGGGCCGCACGAGTTAATTGTTTTCCCCCGCCGGCCGGCGGTCGCGGCGGGGGTGGCGGCCGCGGCTAACTACCGCCGTGACCGCCCCCCCGGACGAGTTGGCCCCGCCGAGCAGCCTCCGCGGGGAGGCCCTGGCCTTCTGGGACCGGCACGCCGGCCGGCTGCGGGACGCCGGCATCCTGACCCCGGCCGACCTGGACAGCTTCGTGCTGCTGTGCCGCACCCACGCGCTGCTCGACGCGCTGCACGCCGTCGTCGAGCCGGGGGCGGACGCCTTCCGGGAGATGATCCAGCTCGTCAACCTGACCAAGCAGTACGTGGCCCTGGCCCGGCAGTTCGGCCTGCTCCCGCGGGAGCGGAAGCAGGCCAAGATGTCGGTCGAGCGGCCCAAGCCGAAGGACAAGTTCGGGCTATGAGCGTGATCCCCCCCCTCATCGTCGGCCTGGTCGCGTTCGCCCTGGCGGTCGCCCTCGGCGAGCTGATCGACCGGCTCCTGGCGGTCGCCCTCGGCCGCCGCCGCCGCTGATGCCCGGCCGCCCGAAGTTCGTCCCGGCCGGGGCCGGCCGGCCGGCCCGGCGGAAGACGACCGCCGGCCGCGGGTACGGCGGCGAGCACCAGCGGCAGCGGAAGCGGGTACTCGCCGAGCGGCCGGTCTGCGAGCGGTGCGACGCCGCGTTCTCGCACCACCTGCACCACAAGGACCGGGACCCGTTCAACCGCGCCCAGGCCAACCTCGAAGCCCTGTGCGTGGCCTGCCATGACGCCGAACACGGCCGCTAGCTGCCCGCCGCCGCCGGCCTGGGCGGTCCGCACGGCCGCCGACCGGGCGGCGTTGGCGGCCGGGTACCACTGGGACGCCGACGCGGCCGCGGCCGTGGTCGAGTTCGCCGAGACCCACATCGCCCCGAAGTACGTCGAGGGGGCGTTCCGGCTGTTCGACTGGCAGCGGCGGACGCTGATGAGCCTGTACGGCTGGCGGCGGCCGGACGGCCGCCGGCGGTTCCGCAAGGCGCTGCTCCACCTGGCCAAGAAGAACGGCAAGACGCTCATCACCGCGGTGATCGCCGAGTACGAGCTCTACGGCGGGGTGATCGCCTCCCCGCTCGTCGTGAGCGCCAGCACCACCAAGCAGAACGCCGGCCAGGTGTTCGAGCAGATCAACCACGCGGTCGGCAAGAGCGAGGCGCTCAAGGACATCAGCCGGGTGGTGCCGAGCGAGAAGCGGATCCGCGTCGAGAAGCGGGACGGGGACTACTGGAGCATGTCCAGCGACGCCCCCGGGGCGGAGGGCTGGAACATCTCGTGCGGCATCATCGACGAGTGCCACGCCCACGAGTCGCCCAAGCTGTTCAACACCCTGGACTACGGCACGACCGGCCGGGTCGGCGGGTTCCTGCTCATCATCAGCACCGCCGGCGAGGACCTGACGCACTTCTACTACGGCAAGGTGTGCAAGGCCCGCCGCATCCTGGCCGGGGAGGACCTGGACCCCGCCTGGTACGTCGAGGTGTACGAGGTCGACCCGGACCGGGATGACCTGGACGCCCCGGCCACCTGGCGGAAGGCCAACCCGTCGCTCGACGAGCCGGGGTACCCGGCGTTCACGTCGGACATCTTCGGCGAGGAGCTGCGGGCGGCCCGGGACGAGGGCGGCATCCAGTGGCGGAACTTCCTCCGCTACCGGCTCAACGTCTTCATCGCGGCCGAGGAGAACGTCTGGATGTCGGTGGACGTGTGGGACCGGTGCAAGGGGCCGCTCGACGAGGCGGCGTTGCGGGCGGCCCCGTGCTTCCTGGCGCTGGACGGCTCGCAGGGGACCGACCCGGCCAGCGTGACCGCGTGCTGGCTGCTGGACGGCCCGAAGTACGCCTTCCGCTCGTGGGCGTGGGTCTGCGAGGAGGGCGTCCGCCGGCGGGAGAAGTCGAACCTGCCGAAGTACCGGCAGTACGCCGACGCCGGGGTGATGACCATCACCCCCGGCATGAAGCTCGACAAGGCGGCCGTCCTCCGGCACTTCGCGGGCCTGGCCTCCGCCTACCGGATCGCCGGCGTGACCGGCGACGGCAACCTGGTCTGGGTGTTCGGGGACGAGCTGACCGACGTGACGGGGGTCGAGTGGCGGCCGATGGACCAGACGTTCCGGAACTACAGCCCGCTGGTGAAGGGGCTGCTCGCCCAAGCGATGAGCGGGCACGTCGTCCACGACGGCAACCCGCTGCTCCGGGCGGCCGTCGGGCACGTCCGGCTGAAGCAGAACGACCGGGACGAGGTGGCCCCGTCCAAGTCCCGCAGCGTGGACAAGATCGACCCGGCGGTGACGGCGCTCATGGCCTTCGGCCTGGCCCACGCCTTCGGGGTGTCGGCCCCGCCGCCCGAGGCCGCCGGCTACTGCTTCGCCGTCTAGCTAACTACGGCCATGCTCGGCCGCCTCCGCTCGATCTTCCGGGCCGGCGTGCAGCGGTGGGTGCCGCTGTCCGCGGTGGACTCGATCTTCGGCCGGGTGCCGGCCGCCGGGGCCGTCACCGACCCGGCCCAGGCCCTCTCCCTGTCGCCGTACTGGTGCGGGGTCCGGCTGTACCAGACGACGCTCGGCAGCCTGCCGCTCCGGCTGCACCGCCGCACCCCGGCCGGCGGGTGGGAGCCGGTGCCGGACGGCGACCCGGACGCGGTGCTGATGGACGTGGCGCCCAACCCGGCCATGACCCGGGCCGTCTTCTGGGAGCTGCTGGCCAAGGACCTGATCCACGAGCACGGGGAGGCGTTCGCCCTGGTCCGCCGGGACGGGGCCGGCCGGCTCGTCGGCCTCTACCCGATCAGCCCCCGGCACGTCGTCCAGGTCGCCATCGACCGCGAGTGGCGGAAGGCGTTCCACGTCATCGACCCGCTGCTCGGCGAGCAGCACTACCTGGACGACGAGGTGGTCCACCTGGTCGGGTACAGCCTCGACGGGTTCCGCGGGGTGCGGCTCTTGCACTACGCGGCCGAGGCCCTGGGGCTGCACAAGCAGATCCAGCAGGCGGCCGGGGCCAGCTACCGCAACGCCGTCCGGCCGAGCGGCTACCTGAGCTTCCCGGACAAGATCGAGAAGGGGGCCATCGAGCAGATCAAGGCGTTCTTCGCCGAGGCCTACGCCGGGGTGGCCAACGCCGGCAAGGTGCCGGTCCTGACCGCCGGCGGCAAGTTCGAGAAGTTCGACGACCACAGTGCGGATGACGCCAAGATACTCGACGCGCTGGGCAGCAGCGTGGACGACGTGGCCCGGTGGCTCGGCGTCTCCCCGCTGTTGCTGTTCAACCTGGCCCGCGGGACCTACTCGAACCTGGGGGCCGAGCGGAGCGCGTTCTACACCCGGTCCATGCGGCCGCTGGTCGGCGGGATCGAGCTGGAGCTGAACCGCAAGGCGTTCCCGGCCGGCGACCGGTGGGCCGAGTTCGACGCCGAGGAGGTGCTCCGCGGCGACCCCACCCAGCAGAGCGAGAACGACAGCCGGGACATCCAGGCCGGGTGGAAGACGCGGGCCGAGGTGCGGGAGCGCCGCGGCCTGCCGCCGCTGCCCGGCCTCGGCCGGCCGCTCATGCCCCAGAACATGCTGGCCGTCGGCGGCGACGGCCGGCCCGAGCCGGTAGCGCCCGCGAACGCCCCGAACCCCGGCGGGGTGCCGGCCCTGTGACGCCGAGCCTGCTGCACCACCGGGCCGCCGGGCTGCCGCCGGAGCTGCGGGACGGCCGCCGGCTGGTGTGCTACTTCGCCGTCTTCGACCGGGTGTCCACCCACGTCGTGGCCGAGCACGGCCGGCGGTTCCGGGAGGTCATCCGCCGCGGGGCGTTCAGCAAGTCCCTGGCCGCCGGCCGCCCCGTTTACGCCTGCGTCGAGCACGACCGGGCCACCGCGTTCGCGTTCCGGCCCGGCTCCCTCCACCTGGAGGAGGACGAGCGGGGGCTGTTCGGCAGCGTCTACCTGGGCACGTCGGCGGCCGAGGAGCGGGCGTTGCGGGGCGTGGCGTCCGGCGAGCTGGCGAGCTGCTCCGTCGGGTTCTTCGCCGCGGCGACGACCGCCGCCGGGGCGGACGGGCTGCCGCTCGACACCGTGGCCGAGGCCGACCTGTTCGACGTGACGCTCACCCGCGAGGGGGTCTACTCCCAGACCGAGGCCGGGTTGCGGTCCGCGGCGGCGAAGGGGTGCCCGGCCGACCCGCTGGCGGAGCGGTTGCGCATCCTCAAGTGCCGGCGATAATGGGGGCACGGCGGCACCCGCCGCCGCCACCACCCCCCGCGAGCCGGCCCCCATGACCGCCAGCCTCCTGCCCGCCCCGGACCGCCACGACCCGGCCACCTGGGACGCCTCGTGCGTCGCCGTCCTGCCCGGCCCGGCCCGGCTCCGGTCGGCCGCGGCCGCCGCCCTGCCGGCCCCGCCCAAGCCGACCGACCAGATGAGCGTCGGCGAGCTGGCCAGCTACCGCAGCACCCTGCTGGCCGAGGCCGACCAGATCGCCGCGGTCAAGCCGGCCGACCGGTCGGCCGAGCAGACGGCCCGGTTCGGCGTGCTGGTCACCGAGGCCGAGCGGGTGAACGGGCTGATCGACGAGGCCACCACCCAGGAGCGGCTGGCCGCCCTGCGGTCCCGCCAGCAGCAGCCCACCCGGCCGGCCCCCACCCCCCACGTCCACGTCTCGCACCGGGCGGCCGACGCCGGGGCGGACGGCGAGGCCGAGTCGTTCGCCCTGTGGATGCGGTCGTTCACCGACCACGCCGACACCAGCCCGGACGCCTCCTACCGGGCGGCCCAGTTCGGGTTCCCGCTCCGGGCCGCCTCGGTCAAGCTGGCCGGCGGCCGCCACACCACCCTCAACGCCCGCAAGCGGTCGCTCTCCCGGGGCGGCACCGGCCTGGGCAAGGAGCTGGTGCCGGCCGCCTCGCTGGCCGACCGGATCACCGACTACCTGAGCTTCTTCTCGCCCATCCTGGGGGTGGTGGACTCGGAGATCACGGCCGACGGCAACGACCGGGACTACCCGATCGTGGACGACACGGCCCTCATCTCGACGCGGATCAGCGCCAGTGCCGGCACCGAGACCAACCCGACCGTGCCGGACAAGGACGTGTCCACCTCGATGAAGAAGGTGAAGGCGTTCGACTACACCTCCGGCTACCACAAGATGACCCGGCAGGTGGTGCAGGACAGCCCGGTCGGGATCATGGAGCGGGTGGCCCGGGCCATCGGCAACAGCGACGCCCGGGCCATGGAGAAGGCCCTGTGCGTGGGCGACGGCACCGACGAGGCGCAGGGGGTGGTGACGGCCGCCACCGCCTACGGCCCCGCGGTGGACGACCTGTCGTACGACCTGCTCGAAGGCATGTACTTCTCCATCCCGGAGGCGTACCGGCCGGGGGTGGTGTGGCTGTTCGCCCCGAAGGCCCGCACCCGGGCCGTGCAGGTGCTCAAGGAGACCACCGGCAAGAGCCTGTTCGGCAAGACGGTGGACCAGGGGATCGAGGTGCAGACGCTGTTCGAGCGGCCGGTGTACGTCAGCGAGCACATGCCCACCTGGGCGGCCAACGCCGCCCCGGTCGCCCTGTTCCACCCGGGGTTCTGGCTGCTCCGCCTGGTGGCCGGCCGGCAGGTGGACATGCTCGACCAGAAGTTCTACCCGCTGTTGGCGATGGCCAGCATGTTCCGGTTCGGCGGGGCCTGGCTCGGGCCGGCGGCCGCGTGCAAGAAGCTGGTGCTGTCGGCCACGCCGGACCCGGTGCCGTAACGGCCGCGGCGGCCGGGCACGGCTAACTACCGCCATGCCCGGCCCGTCCCTCGAAGTGGTCACCCCGCCGGCGGCCGAGCCGGTCACCCTGGCCGAGCTGAAGGCGCACCTCCGCATCGACTGGGACGACGAGGACGCCGCGCTGGCGGGCTTCCTGACGGCGGCCCGCGAGCAGTTCGAGCGGCGGGCCGGCCGGGCCGTCCTGCCGACCCAGGTGCGGGAGCGGTTCGCCGGCTGGCCGCCGGGCCGCCGGCTGCCCCTGTCCGCCGCCCCGGCCCTGTCCGTGCAGGCGGTCTCCTACCGCGACGCCGGCGACGCCGAGCAGGTGCTCGCCGGGTGGGCCGGCGAGACGCCGGCCGACCCGGCCGTGGTGCTGCTCCCCGACGGCCTCGCCCTGCCGCCGCTCAGCCCCGCCCGGCTCCGGCCGGTGAGCGTCGCGTACACCGCCGGCTGGCCGACGGCGGCCGCCGTCCCCGAGATCGTGAAGGTCGCCATCAAGCTGCTGGCCGGGCACTACTACGCCTGCCGCGAGGCGTACCAGGCCGGCCCGGAGGGGCGGCCGGTGGCGATGGGGTTCCAGGCCGTCTGCGACCAGTTCTGGACCGGCCTGACGTGGGGGGCCTGATGCCCGGGGCCGGCCAGTACGACCGCCTGCTCCGGTGGCAGCGGCACGCCTACGGCCCCGACCCGGCCGACGGGTTCGGGTCGGCCGCCGACCAGTTGCAGGACCTCGGCCGGGTGTGGGCCGCCGTCGAGGCCGAGGCCGCCTCGCCCGAGTCCCGGCAGGGCGGCGACGCCCAGGTGGTCCGGGCCGTCGCCCGGGTCCGCGGGTGCCGGCCGCTCGCCCCGCTGGACGTCCTGACCGAGGTGCTCGAAGGCGTCGCCACCGCGTGGGAGGTCGAGGCCGCCCGGGTGGACCCCGCCGCCCGGGAGACGGTCTGCGACCTGGTCAGCCCGCCGACCCGGCCCGGCCCGTGATCGGGGCCGGCCTCCGGCTGGACCTGGCCGGGTTCCGGGCGCTGCCCGAGGCGACCGTCCGCAAGGCCGTCCGCATCGCCGTCAGCGGGGCGGCCGCCCCGGTCAAGGCCCGGGCCGCCGCCAACGCCCAGGCCGTGGCCCGGACCGGGGCGATGGCCAAGTCGCTGCGGATCAAGGTCAAGCTCTACCCGTCGCTCAAGTTCGTGGCCGTCGTCGGCCCGTCCATGAAGTTCCAGCGGGGCCGGAAACGCATCACCCGCGGCCCGCTCAAGGGCCAGGTGCGGAAGGACCGGCCGTGGCGGTACGTGGTCCCGCTGGAGCGGGGCACCCGGCGGAGCACGGCCCGGCCGTTCCTCGGCCCGGCCCACGCCGCCGGCTGGCCGCAGTTCCAGGCCCTGGTGGTCGCCCGGGTGCGGGCCGAGCTGCTGGCCGCCCTGGCCGCCCGGGCGGCCGGCACCGGCTACCGCACCCGCCGCGGCTAACTACCGGCACCCGCGAGAGACCCCGCCCGATGGCCCGCACCGGCTTCCAGTGCAAGGTGCACTACGCCCCGAACAGCGCCACCGCCCCGGCCTTCCCGGCGACCGGCTCGCCCGCCCCGTGGGCGCTCGTCGCCGGGGTGGTGACGATCACCCTGCCGAACCGGGAGGTGGGCGAGATCGACGTGACCGAGCTGGCCCAGGTGGACGCCAACGGGGCCGCCGACCCGGACATGCGGTACGACCCGGCCCCGTTCCGCAACCCGGGCGAGATCACGTTCGAGGCCCACGTCGAGCCGGCCGCCTTCGTCGCGCTGGACAACCAGACCGGCCAGCCGCTGTGGTTCCGCTTCTCCATGCCCGACCCGGACGGGGCCGGCACCGAGACCGGCCTGGTCGGCGTCGGCAAGGGGTTCCTGAAGACGTTCGGCGGGGCCAAGGCCGAGAAGGCCGAGGCCGTCAAGGCGACCGGCGTCGTCAAGCTGAGCGGCAAGTTCGTTTGGACCGCCTGACCCCAGAGGCCCGATGCCGACCGACCCGACCAAGGCCGCCCTGGCCGCCCGCCGCGTCCGCCCGGTCCCGCTGCCGAGCGGCGGCACCGCCTTCGTCCGGACGCTGACGCTCGCCGAGCTGCGGGCCGTCAACCGCGAGCTGGAGGCGGCCGCCGACGCCGACAAGCTGGCCCCGCTGGCCCTGAGCGCCATCGCCTTCGCCAGCACCGAGGCCGGCGGGCCGATCTTCACCCACGCCGACCGGGCCGAGGTGGAGGCCCTGCCGCTCGAAGTGCTGACCGCCCTGACGGAGGCCGGCGACGACCTGAACGGGTTCACCCGCAAGGCGGTGGACGCGGGAAAAGCCGGCTCGCCGGCGACCCCCTGCTGACCTGGGAGCTGCGGCTCTGCCGCGCCCTCGGCAAGTCGCTCGGCGAGCTGCGGCGGGCGGTCACCGCGGACGAGCTGCTCGCCCACGTCGCCGACGGCGAGGCGAACGGCCCGTGGTGGGAGGAGCGGGCCGACTGGCACGCCGCCCAGTTGCAGCTGTGCCAGTCGGCGGCGGCCGACCCCGGCACCCTCGCCGACCACCTCATCCGCTGGGGCGGGGAGGCGGCCGTCGAACTGCCGCCGGCCGCCGGGCTGGCCCTGCTCATGGCGAGGACGTCCTAGGTGGCCCAAGCCCAGATCGCCCGCGGGGCGATCTACCTCACCACCGACTACTCGCAGATGGCCGGCGGCCTCCGCCGGGCCGAGGGCGAGGCCGCCGCCGCCGGCAAGCGGATCGGGGCCGCCGTCGCCACCGCCACCCGGCCGAAGGGCCAGCCGCCCGAGCGAGCGTACCAGGTCCGGGCCGCCCGCGGGCCGCAGGGCCAGCCGCCCGAGCGAGCGTACCAGGTCCGGGCCGCCCGCGGGCCGCAGGGCCAGCCGCCCGAGCGAGCGTACCAGGTCCGGGCCGCCCGCGGGCCGCAGGCCCGGCGGCTCGACCAGGAGAAGGCCGACGCGCTGGCGGCCGGCGTCCGCGGCAGCTTCAAGGCCGCGTCCGCCGGGAAGGACCACATCCCGACCGGCCGCACGGCCGGGTACGCCAGCGCCCTCGGGGCGGTCGCCACGGCGGCCACCCCGGCGGCCGCCGGGGTGGCCGCCGTGGCGGCCGGCGTCGTCGCCGCCGGGGCCGCCGTCGCCGCCGCCGTCCCCCGGATCAAGGAGCTGGCCGCCACCGCCCGGACCGGCCGGGCGCTCGGCCTGGACCCCCAGGCGTTCGGCGGCATCGCCGCCGCCGCCGCCCGGTTCGAGGTGGACCAGAAGGCGCTGCTCGAAGGCCTGGTGGACATGTCCGGCCGGGCGGCCGACGCCCTGTCCAACGGCACCGGGGTGATGGGCCAGGCGTTCGCGTCGCTGAAGCTCGACCCGAAGCAGTTCCAGACGCTCGGCATCGAGCGGCAGCTCTACACGCTCACCGACGCCCTGGCCGCCATGCCGGACGCCGGCGAGCGGGCGCGGCTGACGCTCAAGTTCTTCGGCGAGGACGTGGGCAAGCAGCTGCTGCCGCTCGTCGTCGAGGGCGGGGCCGGCATCCGCCGGCTGGCCGACGAGGCCCGGGCCGCCGGGGTGGTGCTGACGGCCGACCAGCAGGGCCGGGTGGACGCCGCCGCGGCCGCCGTCGCCCGGGCCGAGGCCGTCCTCCAGGGCGGGTGGAACAAGCTGGCCGCCGCCGTCGCCCCGCTGACCGGGGTGGCGGCCGACGCCCTGTCGGCGCTGCAGCCCGTGCTCGACTGGGCGGCCCGGGCCATCACCCCCGTTGCGACGTTCGGGGCGGCCGTGGCCCGGGCCGTCGGCCAGGCCGTGGCGGCCGTCGCCGGGTGGGCCGGCCAGTCGCTCGGCGTCGAGCGGTGGCCGACCGTCGAGGCCGCCGTCACCTCGGCGTTGCGGGGGGTGACGGAGCACCTGGCCCGGACCGCCGACCAGGCCCGGGCGACGGCCGGCATGATGTCGATCGGGTTCGGCTCCCTGCTCGGGGTGCTGGCCGACGTGGTCGGCGGCCTCGGCCGGGTGGCCGCCGCCGCCGCGAACGCGTCGTCCGCCGCCGCCAAGGCCCTCAAGTACGGGGCCGCCGCGGTGGCCTCGACGATCAACCCGACGGCCGCCCTCGCCCTCGCCACCCTGCCGACCGACCTGGTCGGCCCGGCCGCCGAGGCGGCCGCCAAGGCGGCCGAGGCCGGGATGCGGCGGGCGGCCGACGCCGCCACCGCCTGGGGCCGGACCCAGGTCGGGGCGTGGGGCCAGTGGACCGCCCAGGCGATGGGCTGGTTCGCCCGGGTGATGGAGGCCAAGAAGCAGGCCGACGCCCCGGCCAAGCCGAAGGCCAAGGGCAAGGACGACGGGCCGGGCCTGTGGAAGGGGAACGAGGCGCTGGCCGCCGGCAGCAAGGCGGCGGTCTCCGCCGAGATCCGGGCCACCGTCGGCGGGCTGGGCGACCGGCAGCTCGCCGAGCAGCGGCGGGCGAACGACCTCCTGCGGCAGCACGCCGGCCTGCTCAAGGCCCTGGTGGACAAGCCGCTCACCCAGTTCGGGGTGCTCTGATGCCCGCAATCCGGTGGTGGGAGGAGCCGGCCGGCCGCACCGCCGCCCGGTCCGAGGACGGGACGGTGACGCTCAGGCACGTGTACACCGTCGTCTGCGACCGGCCGGAGGACGGCCCCGTCGTGGCCGTGGACAAGGTGGCCGAGGCCTACGGGCTGTGGTACTCCCCGCACCCCAGGTACCCGGCGGCGGTGCTCAAGGCGTTCGACTGCCAGCACAAGCCGGGCAGCGACCGGCACTTCCAGGTGACGGCCGTCTACGACTCCAAGCGGCTGCCCGGCCGGCCGGCCGACCCGCCGACGGCCGCCCTGCCGAACGCCCCGGCCAGCCCGTCCCCGGGCCAGTCGGACGCCAGCCCGGCCACCGCCCGGCCGCCGAAGTTCAGCATCACCAAGCGGGACGAGAAGGAGGCCGTCCGGCTGGACCGCAACGGCGACCCGATCGAGAACAGCGCCGGCGACCCGCTCGAGGGCGTCGAGGTGAACCGGCCGGTGCTGCTGCTCAACGTCTCCTGGTTCTCGACGAACGTCACCCTCGCCCACTGCTTCGGCTTCTGGGACAAGGTGAACGCCGCAGACTGGAACGGCTTCCCGAGGCGGACGCTGAAGGTGGAGGACTTCTCCTTCGACGACACCTACGACCTGGTGCCCGGGGCCGGCCCCGGCGGCCCGGCCGGGTACGGGCTGGTCCGAGAGGTCAAGCTGGTGCTCGCCTACAAGCGGGGGCCGACCGGCGGGCTGGCCGAGCCGCGGGGCTGGCAGCCCCGGTTCCTGGACGCCGGCAAGCGGGAGCGGGTGGCCGGCAAGCTGGTCGAGATCAAGGAGGAGAAGACCGGCCAGCCGCTGTCCGACCCGCACCCGCTGAACGGGGCCGGGCTGCGGTGGACCCCCGGCCAGGACTTCCACTACGTGGACGTGGACCTGTACGAGGAGGCCGACTTCGGCGGCCTGATCGTATGACCGACGGCTACCTGCTGTCCCCGGCCACCGCCGCCCGGCTCGGCCGGCTGCTCGGCCAGGCCCCGCCGCCCCTGGCCGGCGGGCCGGCCGGCGGGCCGGCCCCGCCGAAGCTGGTCGCCTGGGTGCGGGCCACCGCCGCCGGGGCCGGGTGGGTGGCCGGGGTGGTCTGCGAGTGCGACCGGGACGGTGCCTGGGCCGACCGGCAAGGGGGGGTCGAACTGACCTCGGCCGGCGGGCCGCTGGCGGCCGGCCGCCGCTACCTGTGCCAGCGGACCGGGGACAAGGCCGACGGCACCCCGCGGTTCGTCGCGGCCGACGCCCCGGCCCCGGCCGGCGTGCCGGCCACGGTGGTGACGAACGTCCAGTGCGTCAACAACCAGCTCGTCGTCACCACCGCCTCCGTCCGGGTGCTGCCCAACCCATGACCCCGGTGGCCGTCGTCGAGAACCCGGACGGGACGGTCAGCACCACCTACGCCGGGTGCGGCTGCTGCGGCGGCGGCCCGGCCGAGTGCCCGGGGTGCGGGCTGCTGCGGCCGTGCTACGACGCCGAGTGGGTCGGGCTGCCGCCCGGCGACTACCCGGACCCGAACTCCAACGGGCTGGTCCGGCTCGGCCTGGTCTTCGAGGGCGGCGACGGCCGGTGGGCCGGCCGCCCGTACTACCTGGACGACGGGCAGCCGCCCCCGTGCTCCGGCCGGGTGGCCGTCCTGTCCTGCGCCTTCCCGGGCGGCGGGTGCAACGCGACCTTCAACGTGAGCTCGCAGACTTTCGGGCTGTCGCCCGCCGGCACCCCGCCCCCGCCGGGGCCGGCGTCGGTCTACTGGCGGCGGTCCGACGCGGTGGGCGCGCAAGGCAACATCCCACTCGCCGACCTGCCGGCCGTCGGCCAGACCCGGTGCTACCAGGTGCCGTGGTCTCGCGTCTCGGCCAACTACCGGTTCGACGGGGACGAGTGCCGGCCGTCTGACCTCTACGGGCCGGGCGGCTCGCAAATCCTGCTCCAGGAGCAGGGCACGTTCGGCCTGTGCCTGACCGCCGTCGAGCCGTGCCCGCCGCGGGGCAACCCGCCGTGGTGGGGCCGGCTAGCGACTGCGGCCCGGGCGACCGCCGCGACCGCCGCGACCGCCGACCCGCCGGACTGCCGCCACCGCGGCCCCGACCTGACGGGGCCGCAGCGGGAGGCGGCCGGCCTCGGCCACGGCCGGCGGTGGGCGCTCTGCCTGTCGCCGGCCTACCACAGGTCGGGCACCCCGGTCTGCCCGTGCGACGGGTGCGGCCCGGCCTGCCCGGGCTACGAGCCGGGCCCCGACGGCTAACTACGGCCATGCCGCCGGACGTCTCCTCCCACCACGCCGCCCCGGCCTGGTACGCCCGCCCGGGACAGCCGGCCGACGCCGGCCGGGTGGCCTGGGTGGACAAGGCCGAGCTGCGGGCCGAGCTGGCCCGGCACCGGGCGACCGGGGCCGTGTCCGGCCGGCTGGCCGGGCTGCTGGCCGACATCGCCCGGGGGGTCTGGCGGAAGGCCCGGCCGACCGACGACGAGGACGACTTCGCCCAGGACGCCGTCCTCCACCTCGCCTACGGCGCCCCGCTCCGGCGGGTGGACCCGGCCGACCCGCGGGCGCTCGCCTTCCTCATCCGCTGCTGCCACTCCTTCGCCCACAAGCAGCGGGTCAAGCAGATCAAGGCCGTGGCCCGCCGGGACGCCGTCCTGGCCCACGCCGCCGACCTGGCCCGGCCGGCCGTCCGGCTGTGCGACCGGCAGGCCGGCAAGCTCGACGCATGACGTCCCCCCACCCGTACCGGAGGCGCCGCTTGGGCACCAACGCCCTGTTCTCGCTCATCGTCCGCATCGTCAGCTTCAAGTTCGGCACCGGCTGGAAGACCTACGCCGCCGCCCTCGGGCTGGCCGGGCTGAGCGTGTACGAGTTCAGCCAGGGGCAGTACGACAAGGCGGTGGCCACC